TAGTAGCTTTACATACTATTCTTCCTAAGTTCAAAAGAGAGAATCAACTCCAAAAAGTTCAGTGTGTCATTCTCACTGATGGCGAAGCACATCAACTCTACTACTTTGATTACTACACTGGATACTATGACAAAAAGAAACAGTTAGCTCCTCGTCAGTGCAGAGGTATAAAGGGTTATCTTCGTAATCGTAAGACTGGATATACCTATCAGATTGGTTATCAGTATTGGGATTTTACTGACATTCTTCTCAAAGATCTCAAACAATCTTTTCCTGATACGAACTTTATTGGTATTCGACTTGTAGCTCCCCGTGACTTTGCTACCTTCCTTAGAAGGTACGGTTTCCTAAGTGAACTAGATCTAAAGAAAGCACGTAAGGATAAGAGTTATAATATTCAAGGATCTGGATATGATGCATACTTTGCAATGATCCAGAACTCTCTTTCCTCAGATGCAGAGTTTGAGGTTGAAGATGAGGCAAGTAAGACTAGAATCAAATCAGCATTCATGAAGTCACTTAAAGCCAAGTCCCTAAATAAGAAGGTTTTAAGTAAGTTTGTGGATTTGGTTTGTTAATGTTACTCACCTCCAAATTGCTCAATTACTGAAGAACCTTATTATCATGTCTCTGTCTACTGAATACATTGTTGAATCTCTCCAATCACTTTACGGTGAATCCGTAACTACTGGTGATATTAGAGCCTGGTGTGCAATGAATGGTTGTTCCTACCCAACTGTAACTAAAAAACTTTCTGATTATAAATCAGGTCGTGGTAAGTGGGAACTTAGCGTTCAAGAAATCAAAGAAGAACTAGAAGAAACATATACATCACCATCGGCAGAAAACCACATCGAGCAAGATCTAGTCCCATCAAAAGATGATACCTTCGTCCAGTTTGGTAACTTTGTTGATATTAAAAAGATTATTAAGTCCGGTCTATTCTATCCAACGTTTATTACGGGTCTTTCGGGCAACGGTAAGACGTTGGGTGTCGAACAAGCTTGTGCGGTACTCAAGAGGGAGTTGATCCGTGTCAACATTACCATCGAGACTGATGAAGATGATCTTATTGGTGGTTTTCGTCTTATTAATGGCGAAACTGTTTGGCATAACGGTCCAGTCATCGAAGCTCTTCAACGTGGAGCAGTATTACTTCTAGATGAGGTTGACCTGGCATCTAATAAGATCCTGTGTCTTCAATCTATTCTGGAAGGTAAAGGTGTATTCCTCAAGAAGATTGGTAAGTTCATCCAACCCAAAGATGGTTTCACTGTTATCGCAACAGCAAACACCAAGGGTAAGGGTTCTGAGGATGGTAGGTTTATCGGCACCAATGTTCTCAACGAAGCCTTCTTAGAGAGGTTCTGTGTGACCTTCGAACAGGAATATCCTACTCCCGTAGTAGAAACTAAGATCCTAGGTCACTTATGTGATGATAAGAAGTTCTGTAAGCACTTGGCTGATTGGGCTGATATCATCCGTAAGACTTTCAATGAAGGTGGTATTGATGAGATTGTCAGCACTCGTCGTTTGGTTCACATCGTCAAAGCATACTCAATCTTTGAAGATAAGACCAAAGCAATTGGAGTTTGTCTCAATCGTTTCGATGATGAGACTAAACAATCTTTCATCGAACTTTATGATAAGGTTGATGTAGAATTTCAAATGAATGAACTGGAGGATCAAATGTATGTTGAAGAAACCCCTGAATTCTGATATACTAAATTATGAACGCATGGTCGCTACTTTATGAGGAACTTGACATGAGTAAAAACATTAAAGAAGGAGATTCTCAAGATTTCTGGAGGGAGGATGGATACAGTCTTGTAGGGAATCCATACATCACTGGTTCACCTTCAAATGATTCCATTAACTTTTCATCAACTGTTATTGGTGGTGGTATCCTAGGAGGAGAAGGTGAAGATCACATCTCTTTCGTAGATCCATCGATTGCCTATACTACAGAGATTCCAAATAGTATCCCTGACTTCCAAACAACAAAGACTAGATGGAAGTATGATGAGGAGAAGATCCTCAAAGAGTTGTCCGATTATATTTCTGGTACATATAACCAACACTATTCTGCTGGTACTGATAAGGTACAGACACTTGATCTCATTGAAGCCTGTGGTGACGGTGAATCATTCTGTCGATCTAACATCCTAAAGTACGCCTCTCGATATGATAAGAAAGGCACAGCACGACGTGACATCATGAAGATTCTGCATTATGCTGTTCTTCTGTTGCACTTCAACGACAAAAACGCACAACGAGAAACCTATCCTCAATGACAATGAAACTTTCTGAATCAACCGTTAATCTTCTCAAGAACTTTAGTTCTATCAATCAATCTATCCTGTTCAAGGAAGGAACTAAACTTCGTACTATTTCAGTGATGAAGAACATTCTGGTTGAAGCAAATGTAGCTGAGGAGTTCCCACGGGACTTTGGTATCTACGATCTCAATCAGTTCCTCAATGGTTTGTCTCTTCACGCTAACGCTGAACTGAACTTTGATAATCAGGAATATGTCCTGATCAAAGAAGGTCGTATGAGGAGTAAGTATTTCTTCGCTGATCCTTCTGTGATTGTTGCTCCTCCTGAGAAAGAGATCACTCTTCCTTCTGAAGATGTATCCTTTGAACTCACATCACAACAACTGGAGAAACTGAAGAAAGCTTCTTCTGTTTACCAACTCCCTGATGTATCTGTGATTGGTGAGGCTGGTGTAATCAAACTGGTTGCACGAGATAAGAAGAATGACACATCAAACAACTTTGAGATTGTTGTTGGTGAGACTGAAGATGAGTTCACATTCAACTTCAAAGAAGAGAACCTTAAGATTGTTCCCGGCAACTATGATGTTACAGTATCTTCCAAACTCCTCTCCAAGTTCGTCAATCAGAACATCGACGTAGTATACTACATTGCATTGGAACCCGATTCGACCTTTGGCTGATGAACATCTTTGTTACTGACCCTGACCCTATCAAGTCTGCTCAAGTTCTTCCTGACAAACATATTGTCAAGATGCCACTTGAGACTTGTCAGATGTTGGCTATTGTCTGTTCTGACAAATGGGGTCATGGGTTTGGTCAACTCCATCGTCAAGATGGTGAGCCATACAAGACAGAGAAAGGTGCATTCCGTAACCATCCCTGTACTGTGTGGGCTAACTCTTTTGTGGTGAACTGGCAGTGGCTCCTTCATCATGGTATTGCTCTCTGTGACGAGTACAAGAACCGTTATGGTAAGGAACACACTTGTCTACAACCACTACAAGAAGCTCGTACCATACTCCCTACTGGAGACCCTACAGGACGGTCTGGTAAAGACACCACACCGTTCGTTAGAGCTATGCCTGATGAGTTCAAACTAGATACTAGTATCTCAACCTTTGATGCATATAAGATGTACATTGGTTCTAAACCGTGGGTATCTGACAACTACCTTCGTATTCCTGATCGTAAACCTGAATGGGTATGAATGAAATTTTAAAAGGAAAAGTAAAAACACTTTTCGAAACAGACAATCCTGAAGAAGTAATTATTCGTTATGAGGATTGTGTAACTGCTGGAAACGGACAGATGATTGAATACCCAAAAGGAAAGGGTACTATCTGTTGTTTGATGACAGCAATGTTGTTTGAGTATCTTGAAAGTAACTCAATCAGAACACACTTTATCGATTGTCCCTCATTAGATACTATGAGGTGTAAGAAACTAAAGATCGCTCCTGTGGAAGTTATCTGTAGGAACATCGCAGCTGGTTCTATTGTAAAAACTACAAACATCACTGAAGGTTTCCTTATTCAACCTCCCATCATTGAGTTCTTTCTCAAGGATGATAGTAAGAATGATCCCTTACTTACACCAGATCGTGTGAAGTTGATGGGTATCGATACAGAACCATTGATTGAAAAGGCTCGAAATGTTAACGATTTACTACAACCACTCTTCTTATTGTGTGGTATTGATCTAGTTGATTTTAAACTGGAGTTTGGGTATGACGCCCATGGTGATCTCTTCTTAGCTGATGAACTGTCACCAGACAACATGAGGTTATGGAGTAAAGACAGAACAGAACGGTTCGATAAGGACTTGTTCCGTAAGGGAGAAGGTGATATAGTAGAAGCCTACAAGATTATTTTGACAAAACTGAGGCAGTTTGTATGAGTCGTAATGAATTCGTTTGGGTGGAGAAGTATCGCCCCCAGACTATTGATGATTGTATTCTTCCTGATAACATCAAGAAGACCTTTATTGATTTCCTAGATAAAGGTGAGGTTCCAAATCTTTTGTTATCGGGACCACCTGGATGTGGTAAAACCACTGTAGCTAAAGCACTTTGTAACCAATTAGGAGTAGATGTTTATGTCATCAATGGATCCGATGAAGGGAGATTCCTTGATACTGTCAGAAACAATGCGAAGAATTTCGCTTCGACCGTATCGCTTTCGTCAACTGCTAAACACAAAGTCATCATCATTGACGAAGCAGATAACACAACCCCTGATGTACAACTTGCCTTACGGGCGTTTACTGAGGAGTTTATTGGCAACTGTCGATTCATCTTCACCTGCAACTACAAAAACAAGATCGTTGCTCCCCTCCACTCCCGATGTGCAGTCATCGACTTTGCCATTAGGGGAAAAGAACGACAAGAACTTGCAGGTAAGTTCTTCAAAAGACTCCAACAAATCTTGGATCAAGAATCTGTTGGATATGACGCAAAAGTCCTTGCAGAACTTATCAACAAACACTTTCCAGATTGGAGAAGAGTACTCAACGAAGTTCAAAGGTATTCGGTCGGGGGCAAAATCGACTCAGGAATCCTCGCAAGTTTTTCGGATGTAAAGACTAATGATCTCTTTAAAAAACTTAAGTCCAAAGACTTCTCGGCAGTTAGGAAGTGGGTTGTTGATAATCTTGATAACGATCCCACTGTATTGTTACGTTCTATATACGATGCAATCTACGCCCATCTTGATGGTCCTGGTATCGCTGCCGCTGTACTTATTATTGCGAAGTATCAGTACCAAAGTGG